AGCAGTCCTTGCGACCCTTGTGGCACTACTACAAGTGGCACCACCTATCTTCAAAATCTTGACAGACGATAAGTCAACTGCTAGTATGGATGGAGTGATGAAGCCTGTCTTTGAGTTATCTTGACGTAAAGTATATACAATTAGTATCCTCTCGCTTGACTCTTTTCAGTCGCAAGAAGGCAGACCTGTATAATTTCAGGTGTCCTTACTGTGGCGACTCACAAAAGAGAAAGAATAAAACGAGAGGATATCTTTTTAAGATCAAGAATAACTTCGTGTTTAAGTGTCATAATTGTGGCATGGGTAGGACGCTTGCTAATTTTTTAAAGGATCAAGATACTTTTCTCCATGATCAATATGTCATGGAAAAATTTAAAGATGGTGGAACTGGTAAGGGCACAATTGTTCCTAATCCTAAGTTTGAATTCAAAGCACCAAAGTTTGTCAAGAAAGATACAAATCTTGAAAAGATTTCTTCGCTAAATATATCTCACCCGGCAAGAGAATATCTTGAACAGAGAGGAATCAAAGATCTAGATTACTTCTACTATTGTCCCAAGTTTAAGGCTTGGACAAATGAGCAAAAGAAGATGTTTGATACTCTTAGGCAAGATAGTGCTCGCATTATTATTCCATTCCGAGACAAAGAAGGCAACCTCTTTGGATACCAAGGCAGATCGCTCGCCCCTAAGGCAAAACTAAGATATATAACGATCATGCTGGACGAAGACCACCCAAAGATCTTCGGACTGGATAGAATACAAGACGACAAACCTGTTTACATTGTGGAAGGACCATTCGATGCCACCTTCCTCAACAACTCTGTTGCTATGGCTGGATCTGACGCTGATGTCAGGACTTTTGGTTGGAGCAATCACATCTGGGTATTTGATAATGAATCACGCAACAGAGAGATCGTCAATCGAATCTCCAAAGTCATTGACCGAGGAGATAAGGTAGTCATTTGGCCAAAGAAGATACAGGAAAAGGACATAAATGACATGTTCCTTGCTGGACACAACGTCCAAACTCTGGTAGAATCTAATGTCTACCAGGGACTGGAAGCAACCCTCAAATTTAACGACTGGAAGAAAGTATGACAAACGGACATGGTATTAAAGTTCAGAAGCGAGACGGCGCTGTAGAGGCGTTGAACCTTGATAAGATCCATAAGATGGTAGAAGAGGCATGTGAGGGTCTAGGAGGCGGTGTGAGTGCCTCTCAGGTGGAAATGAATTCGGGTCTCCAGTTCTTTGATGGAATTAAGACAAGTGATATTCAAGAAATTTTAGTACGTTCCGCTAGCGATCTAATTAGTCTGGACAACCCTAACTATCAGTTCGTTGCTGCTCGTCTGCTTCTCTTCGCAGTTCGCAAGCAAGTTTTTGGACCTGAATGGGTTCAAGGTTATCCCACTGTGTTGGATCACGCACAGAAATGTGTTTCAAATGCTGTGTATGATGACGGTATCTTGCGTAAATATACTCAGGAAGAGTGGAATAAGATTGATTCTTATATGGATCATGATCGTGATATGCTGTTTACCTATGCTGGTCTTCGCCAAGTAGTAGATAAGTATCTTGTTCAAGATCGCAGTTGTGGTGAAATGTATGAGACTCCTCAATACATGTATATGATGATTGCTGTAACTCTTTTTCAAAATTATCCTATAGAGACTAGACTGGATTATGTCAGACGATACTACAACGCAATCAGCAAGCACAAAATCAACATCCCAACGCCAATCATGGCAGGCGTCAGGACACCCTTGCGTCAATTTGCATCTTGTGTTCTCGTTGATGCTGATGACTCCCTCGATAGTATCTTTAGCAGCGATATGGCTATTGGTAGGTATGTCGCACAGAGGGCTGGTATCGGTATTAACGCAGGCAGAATTCGTGGCATCAATTCTAAGATTAGAGGCGGCGAGGTACAACACACAGGTGTGGTCCCCTTCCTTAAAAAGTTTGAAAGCACTGTCAGATGTTGTACACAAAACGGCATCAGAGGTGGTTCTGCTACAGTTCACTTTCCTATCTGGCACCAGGAAATAGAAGACATTATTGTTCTTAAGAATAATAAGGGAACCGAAGACAATCGAGTGAGGAAACTTGACTACTCAATCCAAATTTCAAAACTTTTCTACGAACGTTTCATTGCGAATGAAGACATTAGCCTCTTCTCACCGCATGACGTACCAGGTCTCTATGATGCTTTTGGTACTGATGACTTTGACACTCTATATCGGATGCATGAACTCAATGATGCTGTTCCAAGAAAGACTATCGGGGCACAAGAACTCTTTTTAGATATTCTAAAAGAGAGAGCAGAGACTGGTCGTCTTTATTTGATGAATATTGACCACTGTAACTCACATTCTTCTTTTAAGGACAAAGTTTACATGTCTAATCTCTGTCAAGAGATCACACTTCCTACTAAACCACTAGAGCATATTGATGACCCTAACGGCGAAATTGCCCTCTGTATCTTGTCTGCTGTTAACGTGGGTAAAGTCTCTAAGAAGGAGGAACTTGAAGAAATCTGTGATCTTGCTGTACGTGGTCTTGAGGAGTTGGTGGACTATCAAGAATATCCAGTCGCAGCAGCAGAATTGAGCACCAAGAATCGTAGATCTCTTGGCATTGGTTATATCGGTTTAGCACATTACTTAGCAAAACAAGGAGAACACTATGATGATCCAAAAGCATGGAAACTCGTCCACGACTTGTCTGAATCTTTCCAATATTACTTGCTCAAGTCAAGCAACGCCATCGCTCAAGAGAAGGGCAAGTGTGGATATTTTGATAGAACCAAGTATGCAGACGGTATCTTGCCAATCGACACTTACAAGCGTGATATCGATGAGTTCTGTGGAACAGAATTAAATCATGATTGGGATTCTCTTAGGGCATCTATCGCCACCCACGGACTTAGGCACTCAACATTGTCTGCTCAGATGCCATCAGAAAGCAGTTCCGTTGTGTCAAACGCAACAAATGGAATCGAACCACCTAGAGCCTTTCTGTCCACTAAGAAAAGCAAAAAAGGACCGCTTAAACAGATCGTTCCTCAGTATGGTAGTCTCAAAAGTAACTACACTCTTCTATGGGACATGAAGGGCAACGATGGTTACATAAAAATTGTCGCTGCTATGCAAAAGTTCTTTGACCAGGCAATTTCTGGCAACTGGAGTTATAATCCAGAGAACTATGAGAACAATGAGGTTCCGGTATCTATTATGGCAGGTGATCTCCTGAAGACTTACAAGTATGGATGGAAAACCTCTTATTATCAAAACACATATGATAACAAAGATGACTTACAAGAACTAACGGAGGAGAAAAAAGAATCTATCGAAGACTTATTATCTCAAATTCTAGAAACCGAGGAGGATGACTGTGACAGTTGCAAAATTTAGGACAAACAATCAAATGCGTAGTCAAGTAGATGGTATGACGGTATTCAATACAAGTATCGTTGACAGCACCAAGCAAAAGATGTTCTTTGGACCCCCTCTTGGGGTTCAGAGATATGATAAGTTTAAGTATCCTGTGTTTGATAAACTAACACAGCAACAACTAGGTTATTTTTGGCGACCTGAAGAGGTATCGCTACAGAAAGATCGCGCTGATTATCAAGTTTTAAATGAAGCACAAAAACACATCTTCACATCGAACCTTAAGTATCAAATCCTCCTTGACTCCGTACAAGGTCGTGGTCCTGGCATGGCTTTCATGCCTTATTGCAGCCTACCCGAACTTGAGGGTGCCATGAACATCTGGCAGACTATGGAGATGATCCATAGTCGCTCCTATACTCACATTATCAAGAATGTATACTCCAATCCTTCTGATGTCTTTGATAAAATTCTAGACGATGAGAAGATTCTTTCACGGGCAGAGTCAGTAACTCATGCTTATGATGAGTTCTTACAGGCAGCACAAGAATGGGGAGCAGGTAATCAATGGGAACATGCTTTAGATGAAGTTCCAACAGCACAGTATGAATTGCGTGAACTCAAGAGAAAACTTTATAGAGCAGTTGCTAATGTCTATATTCTAGAAGGCATTCGCTTCTACGTATCATTTGCTTGTTCGTTTGCTTTTGGTGAACTTAAACTTCTAGAAGGATCTGCTAAGATTATTGGTCTTATTGCTAGAGATGAGAGTCAGCACATGACTATTACCCAGAATATTTTAAACAAATGGACTGCTGGTGATGATCCTGAAATGGTAGAGATTGCTAAGGAAGAAGAGGAAAATGTCTACGACATGTTCCGTCATTGTGTGGAGGAAGAAAAACTCTGGGCAGAATATCTGTTCAAAGATGGATCTATTATTGGTCTTAATGACAAACTTTTGTCTAAGTATGTTGAGTGGACTGCTAACCGTCGTCTGAGATCTATTGGATTGAAGGCAATCTTTGATACTCCTATTAGCAATAACCCTCTGCCATGGACAGAACATTGGTTATCTTCTAAAGGTATGCAAGTTGCTCCTCAGGAAACAGAAGTGGAATCATATCTAATTGGGAGTATTAAACAAGATGTTGAAAAGGATACGTTCGCTGGTTTTGAGTTGTGATAAACTACTCTTTACCTGGTTGGAGGGAAGACCTTCTACAGACAAACCTACTCAGTCAGGAGGAGAGAGATCTCCTCTCACGGGGTCCGTCAAGTCTGGCAAAAGCATTCCAATTACAGGCAATAAAGTACAAATACGTGACCCATGGGACTGAATAAATAATGGAGGTTATATCATGAGTATGTGGCAGAAAATAAAGAGTATCCAAATCCCTGGATCTATCATGGCAGCGTCTTTGACGGGTCTCTTATTGGGGACAACTATGGTTTTGTTTACAAGATTACCTGTAGCGCCACCAACCGTTCCTACATCGGTAGAAAATACTTCTGGCAAAAACGAAAGCCTAGAAGTAGTAATACTACTGCCAAGCGGCGAAGAGTTACAAGTGAAAGTGACTGGAGAAAGTACTATGGAAGTTGTCCAGAGCTTAAAGAGGATATTAAACAGTATGGACGGGAGTCTTTTGTTAGAGAAATCCTCTCCTTACACACCACACCAGGACGAGTCAACTACGAGGAGACCCGCCAACTCTTCCTTCACAACGTTCTGACGGAAGCCTTGACAGATGGCACCCCCGTCTTCTATAATGGCAACATCCTCGGACGTTACTACCGTAAAGATTATTTTGAGTATGATGAAACGAACTCTAGCATTGACAGCACTGACACTAACTAGTTCTGCTTGTGCTTACCCTTCTATTACTGAAATTCCTGAACCTCCTGCTGT